ACCGTCGGGCCAACCTTAACAAACGGGCCATCATAGGGCTTGTCTGCCTCGGTAACGCCAACACGAGTCTCGGGGCTCATATTGCAGGTCAGGATGGCCGTCGGATACAGCGACCTGACATCGCCTACGCCTATCCATTCCTTCATGCCAACTGTCGGCTGAATTACCCGAGCACCCTCAACAGGAATATAGTCATCGCCGAGATTCCGCTTGGTCGGAAGGATAAAACCATATTCCTTGGCTTTCTTCAGGAAATAAAAGTCCAGCACGCGAGAATTGAAAAATACATCGTACCAGGTGGAAAACGTCAATCTCCGTACAGAATCAAAATAGCCGACAATACCGCGCTTCTCCTCGATCTTGACCATCAGCCATACATCGTTGATGTTATACTTCAGGAAGGTTTCGAGGTCAGTGTTGTAAAGCTCATAGACGGTTCCCGTGCTCCCCTTACCGAGCTTACCCCTACCTAATTCGTCATTGGCAACGTAGTCGAGGCCATAGGATTCCAGTTCATGCGTCGATAGTTTCCTATATGCTCGCATAAGATCGAGCCATGTCCTGCCTCGTGGTTTCTTACTATGGAAGTCAAGTTTTTCTACTGGTGATAATGTCTCTGGCCTAATGCCAAAATGATGCATACGGTGAAACAGGTAAGGATAGTCGAAGCCGTCACCATTCCATGCAAGGAACAGGTCAAAATCAAAATCGTTGACAAATTCAATGAACTTTAAAAGCAGCTCCTCTTCCCTCGGTAAAGTAAACTGCAGCACATCAATGCCTTCGAACTGGTAACGAGACTTTTCGTTTACCTCGTGGTTCGGGTCAGTGACAAAGACGTAGAATTTTCCATTGAAGTTGTCGTAACAGGAAATAGACAAAATTTCTTTGTCGGCCTTGGTTACGTCAGGAAATGCACCATCATCTCTTACTTCAATATCAATGAAACAGGATCGTACTGGTTCTTGTGGGATTTCCTTAAATGAGTCGATAAGATAACGATTGACGTATGAAACATCGGCCTCGTAAGTCCTATGAAAGTTCTCACGCTGTTTCTTGATTTCTGCAGGATGGTTGACTTCAACCTTTCGAAGTTTGTCTCCGTAAAGTGATACATACTTGCCATGTTCATTAGGAACATAAAAGTAGGGAAAGAAGTCTGTGACTTCACGCCGATATCTTTTACCGTCGCCATCTCTCCCAAAGATGACAAAATCTTTGCCCATGGGCTCAATGTTGATCAATCGATCACCTTTTCATATCAAAGTCGAATTGCCTGACGTTATTTCGACTTTGAATTTCTTGAAGACTTTCTCTTCAGCACATATTTGTATTAGGAATTCTTTAATGTTATCGTTAACTATTTTTCGAAAGACGATATATGCATTGCCTGTTGGACGTTTGTCAACTGGATAAAGCTCGAAATACTGATCTATCAATTTATCGAGTTCATCTGGTTTTTCCATCTGGGGCTTTTTAATCCATGAAGGCATTCGTCCATGGCGTGCGAGTTGACAGGCAAGATATCCCCTGTAGATGTCAGGGTCAATTACAGCCCAATATTGTGATGCCCGCGAGCCAGAATCGGGGTCAATAAATCCCAGCGCTTTTGCGACGAGAACTTCAATCCCTTTGATCTGGTCAGGATCAATCATGTCCTTCGAATAGACCACTTTTTTCATAGCGTCGAAAGGGGAGGATGTCATCTCTTCCCCTCTGTCTTACGCTGAATTTCAGCACAGTAGGCTGAAGCACGGTCTCTGCCCCAGCCTTTCTTTGCCATTACTTTTTGAACACAGTCCTCAAAGTTTGTATAGCCAGCAAACGGCAATGTTTCACCTCCTTATACATTCATTCATATGGTAACGAGATAACGTCGGTGCTATCTGTCCCTGATACTTTGATGTTTTCTTTTCACCATATGTCACGTCAGGGGCATTTGGTAACTTGTGGAATACAAGCTGACCGATAGTCATTCCAGCGTGGAGGACAATATGCCTCGGGTTTATATTTCCAATTTCAAGTGTGAGCGTTCCTTTAAAACCACTGTCGATAAATCCTCCTGTTTGATGAATGGTTATTCCTAGTCGTGCAAGCGATGACTTGCCCATAAGAACGGCTGCTATATTGGAAGGAAGGTTGATTGTTTCAACTGTTCGTCCCAGAGCAAATTCGTTCTGGCCAATTTTAATTGCCAGCGCTTTTTCTTCGACTACGCAAAGTTCAACAGTCTTTCGATCAAATGGATCAATGAACATTGGCTCTCCGAGGCCAGGTTTACGATACCAGACAAAATCGTCTGCGAGTGTAATATCGTAAGAATTTGGATTGATGTTTCTTTCGTAGTACGGAGATATCAGTTCTGCATCTCTGCATAAATCACGTATTTCGTGATCAACTAAAATGCTCATTTACCATTTCCTTTGGGGCCGAATTCGAAATCAGGACAACGAAGGCATTTTTGAAAAAGGAACTGGCCTTCAAGTCTGTCGTGGTCACAGTTCTTTGCCTTGCAGCGTAAAGTCATTTCTCTTGCCATTAATATTCCTCAACATCTTCTTCTATCATCTCATTATCCTGTTGTGCCAAAACAGCCTTTGCCTGTTCGTTGATAAATCTTATCTGTTCGGCAACTTGATCGGGGAATGATTTGATAACTTCACCCTTCATATCGGAGAAATACGCGTCAACCGCTGCAATGGTCTGTCTTTCAACAGTATCTGACATGGTATACAAAATATTGATGTAATCATGTAGATTGTCGGTTGATTTACGTGTCATTGTTTCTCCACCATGATTATTTGTCTTGTTATTACTTAAATACGGCGCTAACAAGCTTAATGGTAAGGTTAGCAAGTGTAATTTCTGCATCGGAACCCATTGCTATTCTGAAATCCGTTTCAGCAACGTATTCAACACCCATAACAACCTGCTCTTTGGAAAGAGTATCGTCTGACATTAGTCTTGTAAATATTTCCTTTACAAGAAGACGAGGGCTTGTCTGTTCAGCGATCCATAACTTGCGTGCCTCGGTAAACTTCCTCTTTTTCAGGAGAGCGTAAACTTCATCGGCAATATTACGCCTGTTGCTTTTTCCGAATGTTTTCAGGTATTCGATTTCATTAATCATCAGACGAATGTCAGGATAAAAGAACTCGATGATATCATCAATTTCTTCATCCTTAATATTCATACTTTCCTGATCTACAATGAATCGAAGTCTCTCATGGATTTTGTCCTTCGGCGGTTTATTGAGACTGATTTGAATGCATCGACTCTTTATCGGCTCAATAATCTTGGACTCGTTGTTGCAGGTAAATATAAATCTGCAGTTTGACGAATACCGCTCCATGATGCTTCGAAGACTTTCTTGGGCCTCCTTGGTAAGACCATCGGCCTCATCGAGATGCACCACCTTCGGAATATTGCGCGTGAATCCCTGCGTCATGGCAAATTCCTTTACCTGTTCTCGAATGGTATTGATTCCCCTGTCGTCACTAGCATTCAAAAACAAACTATCAGCACCAATGTCAGCTATGATTGCCTTGGCAATTGACGTTTTGCCAGTACCTGCAGAACGAGTTGATAGAAGAATATTAGGAAGAGTCCATGGGTCGTTTATAATTCCTTCATAAAGACCACGAATCTCATCTCCCCCGATAACCTCTTTGAGAGATTTTGGTCGATACTTTTCGGTGAACATATGTTCATGAATCATTCTTTTTCCCTCCAATCGGCGAGAAGTCCACTGATCAATAAGTCTCCAGATGAATAATTGAACGACGAAGGCGGGCGATCATTCTCTATCGGAGAATATATCGTGACAAAAACAGGTTTATCTAAAGCACCCTGAAATGCATCGTTGAACGCACCAATATGGTAAGAAACAGTAAAATCAGTCTCACCATCGGTTACTTCACCGATATCTTTTACAATCGCCTTTTTCTTTATCTTCGCCGTGATTTTACCACCACTTATCACGAGGGTAATAACACGTTCACCGACATTATCCACTACCGATAAAATCTTTTTAATTTTAACTGGGGAAAAAGTAAGCTTCGACTGCATTTCCCAGTTACTCATTGATTGTGGCAATGGCTTTTTGGTTTTGTCGGTAATAGCAGAAACCACTTGAGGGATGAAGAGTTTTACATCCTCACCCTCGACAGTGATAAGGGTATCATCTGAAGTCATATCGACCATTTTGCCATCGATATTTCGGAGATATTTGAGAAAAATATCTCTTTGTAGGCGGAATTTTGCTTCGTCGCCAGCTTTTGTTTGCATCTCAACGATAACAACAACATTTCTGTCGTCGTTCATTACGTTGGATGTTAATGTGCCAGCCGAAGCAATGGCTTCAAAACCATCTTTATTCACACCCGCGATATCGATGAACCGTTTCAGTTGGTCGATACCAATCTTCATCTTGGTCACTCACTTGTTGATTACGTCGTAAAGACGCTTGTTGGTGATTACATATTCTCCTGGAGGGAACTCCCTCGGGAATTTTGAGGACTCAATGATAGCCTTGTATTCGGTCTTGCCACCACTTACGTCGGTGATAACACGAATGATGACATCGGTCTGCGACATGACATCGCCTAACCACTTCGGCATGTCTTTCTGCTGAACTACTACGCCGTCCTTTACCACGGAATCTTTGGATACATACGTCGTATACATAATTCCCTTGGTTGCGGCGTCCATGGCCTGCTTGTGAACATCATCGATATACTGGGTACGCTCCTTCCAGATGTTCTGGTTAGCGACTCCCTGATACGGCATTACGCCGTTGCGCTTCCTCATTACCTGTTCAAGAATCTTGTTCAGGAATTCAGAACCGTCAATGATTACCCAATCGGGCTTATATTTCTCCTTGATTCCATCAAGAAGCTTCAGCACAAAGACATAGGTCTTCTCGGCAGTGGTCTGGTACAGATCAGGCGTTGACTTGTCAAGGTAAAGGATAGCATTGAAAACCTTGTAATCTACACCGCTTTTCTTTATGAAATCGAGGTCGGTTGGACGGTCAGATTTCAAATCGAATGACAGGACGGCAACCTTGTCGCCCTTCTTTGCTACTCCCATTGCAGTCGTAGTCTTGGCGTCATTCTTGTGTCCATAAACAGTAAATACTTTCTTACTGCTACTCGTATCCATAAGAGCACTGTCCAGATCGAAGTCGGGCATGATGTCGTCATCTCTATCCCGCTTCAGTTCCATTACCTTGTCTCGAATGAGATTTTCTTTCAAGGCTTTGGATACTTTTCCTGTTCCTTTGAGCGCTACTTCTTCGGCAGCAGATTCATCGGTGGATTCTCCACCGTTATCTGCATTGTTCCAGTCAGTATCCTTTGCTTTTGCCATTGATTAATTCACTCCCAATTTTCATCGGTGTTTTTCTTTGCTGCTGCTTTCTTGGCAACAGGCGCTGGTTTCGGTGCATTGTCGGCAGTGATAAACCCATAAAGGTTTCCTGCAGCAGTATTGTCCTTGGCCTTGATATACGGAGCATATACTGCAATACCAATGGCATTCTCATAAATACCACCGAGATCTTTGGAGACTGTCATCGAGACAGGATCGAAGTCACCAACAAGATCTGTTATATCGGCAAAATCGATATTCAGATCGGGCTTGTCGGTTACGTTCAGACGAGAAATCGTGGCCTTCGTGATAAAGAACCTCGGATTCTCGGGAATCTTGCAGACACCCTTGTCAAGATTGTAGACGTCATCGAATGACTTGACATTCTTTGGCATATCCTGTCCAATCATCTTAACGAAGATGTCGAAATCGATAGTGACTCCAGTATCGGTAAGAGAAGTCACAGACGTTCCATTCAAACGGAGCGGTGTGTTCTCGGGTTTACCAGTGGCCCTGAAGGAATAAACCTTGAGCATCTCTGGAATGAATTTCTCGGGCTCGTGGCGCATGGTCACAATACCGAAGCGGATCTTGCTCCCCTGGACGTCGGGCTCCTTGAAGAAACCGTAGCATTCCCTGACAGGCACAAAGCGCTCGATAACCTTACCACGCTTCCACTTCATTGCATCGGTAGTGTTGTCGGCATTGAACAGATACTGTTCATTCTCATTCATCTTTCCGAGACCCTGCACTGGGCGACGGCCTCCTCACGACCAACTTCGTCGGAGAGTTTCTTAAACTCCTTGTCGGCCTCTTTGATCGGAAAGTCGTTCTCATTACGAACAGGCTGCATAGCGAAGAAGAATCCCTCGAACATCTTGGCATTCGACTTCATCTGTGCGCGGTATGCGCCACGAAGCTGCTTGAATGCGGCCTGCTTTACCTCTTCGGTATCGTCGAAAATAGCCGAGAGATCGGATTCAAACTTCGCCATTTCAGCGGTGAGCTCTTCCTCGGACTTGCCGAGCTTCTGGCTCATTTCCTTGATACCCTTTTTGATGTTTACAGACATGGATTGAACTCCATTGTTTTTTCCCCGAAGGGAGGAGTGCGAGAGGAATTGAACCTCCTGCCATGGGGGATTGGATACCCGCCACGCGCTGCCTGCGGCACTCTTTGCAATATATATGGCAATAATACTAAATAAAGGTTTTGGGTTTATTTCTTCTTCGCTTTTATGGGTTTTGTGGTCGACGGAGAAGTATTTGATTCCGAAACCAATTTCTGCGGCACTATATTAACTATCCCACGAGATGCATAGTGTTGTTCGCGCGCAGCCATGATAAATTCACAATCATTTTCTCCTTCATTCCATGCCTTACAATGATTTCCTCTGCATTTGAAACCATTAAAACAAAGTGTGTTGATAAATGGATCTGGTTTGCTTATGATAACACCAACTTTTTGTCTGCACGATAAGACATTTTACCGTTGTCGATGAAATTCTTGATTAATATCTTGCCTTGTTGTTCCGAGAATCCCATCTCTTTGACGAGATATTCAACCCATTCCTTTTCAGATAAGAAATAACCACCTTTCTTGGCTTTCAATCGAGCATGAACCTGCACCGTGCGATTATCCATTTTCGTCTGTATATTATCCTTCAGGAAGAATGCTACAGAGCGCATGGTCTCCATCATCAATGAACTGGCCTTTGTAGTATCCTTTGCCATTATATAATCGCGGCCATCGGCCAGCGCATAAATGGCACTGATCTTCAAGATATTCACCGTAAGACGTGAAATCATTGATTCCCAAATCTGTTTCTGGCCAACGAGCATCGGCATGATGTTACGAAGCTCATCGATACTGTTACGAATAATCGGTTTCGATTCATCCATCATGACGACGTATTCCGTGTCCTGATGAATCTTCTTCAGTCGATTTACTTCTGCCACAAGTTGAGCATAATAACCATCGACAAGATCTTTACGTTCAAAGATTTCGGCGTATGCTTCATCTTTGTTATCAGTAAAGGATGCAATGTCACCGATAATTCTGTCAATAATCTTCGTTCTGCGGTCTTCGTTCTCCTCCTGGATATAGACGATCATACGCTGCAGGAGACCACGTTCAAGGAGTGTGTCCTTAAACTCGTCGAGGTAATACGAGGTAATAGCAATAGAACAGTCTGGACGTGCGGTTATTTCACCATCAACCAGATTATTCGTCAGAAGGTTCCCCTCACTACCATAACGGTTCATGGCCTTCTGTAGAAGCCTTTGAGCGCCCTCGGTCTGGCGGGATGATTTCAGGATCGACTCTCCTTCATCAGAGACCACATAATCATACGTCGTCAATACCGATGGAGTGGTCGGGTCTTTCCATCCAATATCTCCCTCTTTTAATCCCTTCGAAGTATTTCTATCCAATATCCCACGCTTGATAGAACCAGTCAGGATAGCATCGGTAAATCGCTCAATGGAATAATATTTTTTTCCATTTCGTATTGCGAACTGGTAAAGGAAATCATTACCCTCTGACTTACCTGTTCCTGATGGCATAATAACGCAGGAATGAACACGAATATCTTCTTCAACAGAACCACGATAAATCTTCACTTTCTTGAAGATCTGTGATAATGCTACCACGGAGTAGATTTCACGCAGGACTGGCTGCGATTCAATTCGCATGTCCCATAGTCTGTTCCAAAGCGTGAAGAAGTCTTCTCCATTGGGCTCGGGGATTTCTTTTTGTTCAACAATCGTTTCGAGGTGAAGGTTAGCCAATAACTCCTTTTTACGAAGAAGCATTGCTTTTTGTTCCTGCAGTTCTTCGTCAGAATATTCACCAAAGTCAAATACATCATGATATGACTTCTCGTAAATTTCCTGACAGAGATCAGCAAGTTCCTGCATAATTGTTTTAGTTTCTGTTTCTTCCATATGGCTACCTCTGAAGGAGTATCTTACCTTCGTTAATAGTCTTTTCAATCTCCGAATACATCATTTCAAAGCACTCATCAATCGGATAATTCAAAAGATCTTCAGCGAACTTTTTCCAGAGTGCTTCATCGAGAGACTTACTAAACTGACAGATCATATCATCTGTTTGTTTTCGTTCTCTATCGTAGATGAAAAATTGAACCATCTTATAGGTAACAACGATGGCAATATTTCCTCTGGTATAAAAATCATTGAACTTCGGATGTTTAACCCATACATACCCGAGTGAAATGAGATACTCCTGAATACGTTTCTGACGAGAAGTTTCTGTAAGAGCATTCATGCACTACAATATTAGTGATAAAAAAAGATAAAGGTTTCGGTTCAATCAATTTGAACGTGTCTGGTTCTTCGGAGCGGTTGGAGTGGTCTTCTCATCCATGGCAGTTCCTAGACGAGAACTTTTTCTGGCTTCCATTCCAATTGCATCTTTGTCTTGATTTGATTCATCTCCACTCTTAACCGCGCCCATTGCCGATTGCTGCACTGTAAAGATTAGTTCTCGGCCTTCCATGATGTCTTGATCAGATACATCTCCTTCAAGACCAGCGCGGGTTCTGATTTCTTTCCGTGCAATAATACCATCCTCATAGGCCAGCAATAGGTCTTTGAATACGATGGACGGCTGGGACAGTTCCTCAAAGACAACTTTTACGAGGCCAGGTTCCTTGCCCATCGAGACGAGACGCTTATCAATAATCTGTTTATTGACAAGATCCTGAATCATTTCCTGCAATCCTTCCAGCACAATAAGACGGTCAGCTTCGGATACATATCCAGATGCATAGGTAGTTCCTTCGGCCCGCCCCATGGTCAAGGGCTGCTGCATCAATCCTACCTGAATATCAGTTTCAAGTGAATTCTTGAAGTTGACGATATCAATGTTGGTTCCACTCTGGTCGAGATTTTTGATGTCAAAACCACAACCGACGATATCCTCATTCTCCTGAATATACTGGACGGTATCACGAAGCTCGGCGATGAGTTTCTTTACGGTATCAATATCTCCATCTTTCAGAATTTCTTCAAGAGAAGAATAATTGTAGAAATAGCGGCCAACTCCGTATTTTCTGATATACTCGGTGTATCCTTTCACCAGATCGAGATACCGCATGAATGTATCATGGATTGCATCGAGTAAGGACAGTCCATAAATACCATATGTCTCACGACCATAAATATCAACAAATGGCTTGTCATAGGGGAATATGGCTGCATAAATCAATTTGTCTTCCTTGATTTGCTGCTGCAGCTTCTCATCACCCTCATTAATATAGGCCGTGACAATTGGAGGCATCAATACCGTATCTGGTTTGTCGCCAGGTTTTACTCCTTTTGGCAAAAGAGTCGTGTATTTCATCATAACTGGCTGGAAATCAAATACTTTACCGCCTTCTGCAGTTGCTGATTTTGTTTCTTCAACCTTTCCGACGAATGTTCCGTTTTTTACAATCAGTCGGGTCATGGTCTGAAGTTTTGATCTGAAGTTAATCTCTTTCGACCATGCTTCGAAGTCCTTGATGAGATCTTCGTCAACTGGTACTTTCGGATCACCAGAGGTAAAGCGAATGCCCTTCACCAATGATAGTGACAATTTTGTCAGCGGTATGGAAATATGCGGATTAAGATCTCCGATTTGTTCATAGAGAATAAATCTATTCCCTGTAGTCGGTTCAAATCCCTGCCATGCTCCAGCCTGCGTTACCTGATTAACTCTGGTGGCGGAATCGGCAGCAAGCATATACTTTCTGCCTTCGCGCCCGATGATAACATCTGCATCCTCAACGGATGGGCGCTTTTGTTTTGTTGTTTCAGTCTCTGCCATAGATATTCACCTTATAACCCAATTCAATTACTTTTCTGATAACATATAAGATTACGTCTGGTTCGTGGTGTCTTATCTTAAGAATCTTCATTAATTCTCTTACCTCAATCTTTTGTTTTCCCTCCCTTTTAAGCTTACCGAGAAGAACATAAAGTCTGTATTCAAGGGGCGTTTCTTTCATTTTCGTTTTGCCCCCAGCAGCAAACCTGCGATTGAAGTATAGATACCACGATTTCGTAATCCTATTCTCACAGCACCTTCAAGCGCATCTGGCGCATCATCGTGTTTGTGAACTGGATACTTAACTAATTGCTCAATTGCCTCCTGATAATCTCTGTGCTGCATCCAGTCGTCACGGAATAAAACTACACCAGACGTAACATAAGGTGCAAGCCCCTCGATACGAAGTTGTTTCTTCTTGAAGTTCTTTACCTCATGGACTGGTATACCACGGCGCTTAACAGACTGGGCAAATAATGTCTGGAACTGGTTGGCCTCAATTCCAACGATATGAGCATTATATCGATGGAAAAAAAACTCAATCTGAACAATGAGTTTATCAGGTGTGATGATGTTTGAAGCGAATACGTCTCGAAGATAGAACTTGTTATCTTTGATTGCACCTACAATAATTACACTGTAATCCAACTCTCGACCAAGTGCAGGGTCGACATAGATAACATGCTTTGCATCTTCGAAGTCTTTATCGTTATCGGTATAGAACTTAAACTCTTCTATTTTGAAGAGCTTGGTCTCTGCAGGGAGCGGATCGTTCATATATTGTGAATAAAATTCGACGAGACCTTTCTCCACCTTTAGACGATCAACATCCTCCATAGAATAGATTGATGGGAAAAGAGGTTGTCCTGTGTCCTTATCATAAATAGCCTCAATTTCAATATGATATTGATCTTTCTGCGGCAGGTTAGGGTTGTTTGTCAGAATATACTGATATACATCATCCAAATGCCAGCGAGTGCCAACGACCAGGAGAAGACCAGTCGGATTGAGAATTGAGATCAAATCAATGAACCACCGCTTCTTTCGCTCCCTTACAGCAAAAGACTCTCTATCATCGTTGTTGCAATTGAAAAGCCAGCATTGGACTCCGTTTCGCCTAATAAGGATTTTATGGTTCGGAATTTCCACACAGTAGACGTAATCATCGTATTCTTGGCGATACCAATGTTTATTTCTTACACACGCCTCATTAAATTTTTCTTTGGTCTCGACTACTCTATATACAATAGTATCATGTTCTTTTCCATCTGGTGTTACGGTATAAGAATTATATGTGTGTTTTGAAGCATTTTTGCCTGCTTTCAAACATAACTCATGGAGATCATCGGCCATTTTTGGTGAAGATGTACAAAATATACGTTCATTGTGTGATGACCAATAACCATCACCAATAAAATATGCTTCTAGGAATAAATCAATTTGTTCTTTAGGAAGATCAAAAATAAACCGAGGTATAAATTTCTCTATTGCATAATGACCAAACTGGTGCAAATAGGTAGCAAGCACAGTAGAATTGATAGTAAAATTAATATTTTCAGCACTCTTGTATTCTTTTACCTTATAAGGAAGTTTTGACATTACTTTACGAATATATTCGCATGTCTCTGGATTCTTTACATACGATTGTGTTATCATTATTCGACTAGGTTTAGTCCATCTTGCTTGAATACATCCCTCGGAAAGATAGAGTCCAAGGAAGGGGAGAAAATCATCCATGGGAATAACTTTCTCTGTTTCTTTCGCCCCATTCCTATATTCAGCAGCTTCCAAGACGAAAAATTCTTGTCGCACACCAGTCCAATTAAATATCTTTTTGAATTTACCATACATTCCTTCTATTTCAGATGCAGGATATTTTTCATAATCATTAGAATGGCCTTTCTTAAAAAGCATATTGTGGTCTGGAGTTACGAGGAAATTACAATGCTTATGATTTACACCAATCATTTCGCCCTTATATGGTTTCTTTATAAGTCGTGTTGGTGATTCATAATACATATTGTCTTCGTCATCAATGGTAGCGAATTGGTCATTCATTCCCACGTCTTTAAAATACTTCCATCCTTCCTTTGTTAAAACCTCTGTTTCTTTATCAAAGCAAAGATCATCAACAATGATTACATCATAGTGTTCCGACACAATGGCGCTCATTGCTCCTTTCGCTTTGATACTGGGCTCTTTGTGAACAGAGCGCGGAAACAATTGGATTTCTCTCTGATTGTAAGATTCGACGGGATCATACCCGAAGAACTCTTTCAGATTCGGATTGTTCTTCAGATGCTGCCTTACCTCGGAAAGAATCTGAATTGCCATGTCTTCTGTAGACGAGGTAAGAAGAATACGCTTATCAAAAGTTCCACCAGTAGCAACCCAATCATCCATGAGAATATCAATGATATTGGCAACGGAGTAAATGGTTGTCTTGTAAGTTCCACGAGGCTTCATCAAAAGGATACGCTGACGTCCCGATTTCTTGATTTCCTCGTAACGGTCACACCATTCTTTATGTTTTGGGCCTAATTTATCATACTCAAGAATATATTTTGCTATATTGTAAAGGGAAAGTTGTTTCCCATGATAAACAATAGACGCCATTTACTCCAGTTTCTGAATATAGGACGGGATAATAATTGTCTTATCTCCATCATTTTCCTGAAGTTCTCCTTCAAGCTTGGCCTTAAGTTCAATGAGTCTGCGCTTCTCAACAATAACTTCGAGATAGCCCTTTGTGCCCTCCTTACCTTCAGCCAGCATTTTCTTTTCCGCTCTCATCAAATTAGCAATACCTTCTTTGACGATATCGATATTTGTGAGATTCTCGATAGAAACCATTTCCAACGAAATATCAACTGGCGCGGGTATGATTTCCTGATTGTCGTCGTAAAAAACATGCTTGGCATGGTTGGAAATTACACCGATTTCAACGTAAAAACCATCAGAAGCAAGGCGTTCTTTGAGAGTTTTGAAATCACATTCTGCGTTAAAAATTGCTGGATCAACGATTGCGGCAATTTTGGGATTCTGACAAATAATACATCCCTTAATATTCTTATTTTTGATCAGAGAAATATCAATACCTTCCATGGCTATCTCCTCATTATATATTACTCCCATAACATATTTAATACTTCCCCCTGATTACTCCGACATTTATGGAAGAACCATAATTATTAAATAGTTCTCAAAACTAATAAGTTTGTATGAAAACCATAAAAGAGGAGGTTTACGACCTTATTAAATCAAGAAATCCACGCCTGGCGAGGGTCTTGAAAGAATGTTCCGTCTATCAGTATATCGACATGCCTTATTCTGAACTCTTCGAGAAGCATGGTAAGAACATGTCCATTGAAGCAATCTCCTGCATGATGGCCGATATATTTGTTAACGACGAGCGCGTTACTAATAATATGGCCATGAGAACCGAACTTTTCAATGCAAGGGCAATACTCAAAACTGACTTTGGATTTATCGTTGCAGATGCTCTCGGCATTGGAAGAAACAAAGCACAATACTTTGTTGATCAGGCTCTCATCGCAGGATATTTCATAAGACCACCGAACACCCTTGATAATAATGCGAAATTCATTCGTCCTGCAACTATCACTAACGATGAATTGCACAGAATGTATGTCAGGATCTGCAACGTGAATGGAACTGAAATTACCAAGGAAGGATTCGCTATCTTCGCAGGTAAGAAGACCGAAGACGAAGATTACATTGGGGAATAATTATGCAAATCATAAGAGACTTTTCAGTTGGTACGGCCCATGGAAGGGCTGTTGAGCGCGTAGTAAAGCGCGGCATGTATCTGAAGACTGAAGATAACGAGGAAACACTTGAACTCGAAGAGCCCCTCAACGTGTTTATTCCTAACCCCCTGGAACAGCCACGCATTTCTCCTTCTTGCATGTTCCGAGAGAATGCCATGGAACAATACGTCAGTGACTTGCTCAATGGAAGCGATAAGGAATTCGTATACACTTACCACGACAGACTTTTCGCTTATCCACTCATGCACGATAATCTTGTCCTCAACCAGATGAACGAGGTTCTAGTCGCTCTGAAGCGCAATCCTATGACTAGGCGCGCGCAGGCTATTACATGGGTTCCAGAAATTGATCTGCGAAGCAAAGAACCGCCCTGCCTTCAGCGCATTCAGTTCCTCATCCGTGGTGGCAAACTGAATATGAGCGTCGAGTTCAGGAGCCGCGACATTCTTTCTGCCATGGGGCCAAATATGTATGCCCTGACACGAATGCAGGAAATGGTCGCGCGCACCCTTGGCGTTCATGTCGGATGGTATTCTGATACCTCTGTCAGTGCCCATGTCTACTTCAAGAGAGACATTGCAGAATTGACAAAATTCATGCCAGAGATAAATGACGTCGATGCTTTTTTTAATGAAGTGCGTGGGAGGAAATACTAATGCATCTTTTGACCGCTGAAGAAATGAAAGAGATAATCGTTGAAAAGTATTATCCAATTAATTCCAAGGATGCAGAACTCGCAAAGAGTCTGCAGATAATACCATATGACAATGCGAACATTGCAGCATGGAATTATCTTCCGAAGTTCTCAATGAATCTGACATTCCAACGCAATTTCTCCTTAAGCAGAGAATTGCTTGCTCAAGATCCAGAACTTGTCAAAACACAATTGTCCGCCACCTACTTTTCCATCCTCCGTAAGATTTTGGAGGTGGCCCGTGATCACAATATCGCCTCGGCAGATATAAAATCAATACCATTTCTGCCTATGAAGGTCGTTGTCGATCCTTACCTGACGTCTCCTGGAATCATAATAATGCATCCAGAAGATTTCATTGCGGCGTGGAAATTCCGTTAATTCTTTTTTGAGAAAAAAAGTTATCCATAACAAGGTGCTAACCTTGTCGATGGAAATGTTGAAGTAATGTTTCCATGGGTAGATGCATAATTGAAACTGAATGAATTGGAGAACTGTCCATTCATACTTATGCGAGATGGATAAGACGATTCAGACGTCGGAATTGAAATTGTCGAGTTGTCGCTGCACTTGTTATATCCCTCGATAGATGATATCGAAGAGCGTGCTCTCATCGAACCATCTGCATCAGATATCATAGCGGTAAGAGATACCCCATTGGTCAGGTTCGGCTGAATTGCACTGGACATCGAAGTTTCCGAAGCAAACATTCCCCTGTTCAGATCAACAGTAAATTCTGACGATGCCTGCTCACTAAATGGTGCGGCGTCTCCACAATCTCTCTGTGAGGACATCATTGAATAAACACCTTCGCCACCAATAAGCCTGCCACCAAAGCCACCATTGTCATATGCTACGGCGGTAGAAGACATTATCGAATTGTCATAACCAGAACTTTTTCCCTCGACGATTCTTGCATACTGCGTTGCACCATTGATGCCATTCATATCAAAGGTATTTACCTTCGAAGAGAACAGTCCTTCCGAAGTTTTCATAACCGAATCCTCGGATATTTTTGCTGTGCCAGAACAAATCCCAGTCATCTGCATAGAATAACTGGAGTCTGCCATTGCAAAACCTATGACAAGCATCATAAGGGCAATAACCATAATGGCAAATTTCTTCATATGCCGTCTCCTGTTTATAGTAATTTAATTTCAAAATATAAAAATAAACGAGGTAACGACTACTAAAATAGCATAGATTAGTAGAAATTAGTATTTGGGATTGGTAATCATGTAATTATCGATTACCATCAGGCTGAACATCCCAGACATACCATTACCTGACAATTCCCTGTCGGTAAAATACCACTGCTGC